AGGAACAACTTTCAACAAAACGGAGGTCAATAGATGACCACTAACCCAAACCGAGACCGAAGAATCTCTGAGAACGGCCTCAACGTCATTAAGAAGTTCGAGGGCTTCTCAGCCAAAGCCTACAAAGACCTTGTAGGTGTGTGGACTATTGGTTATGGGATCACTGACCCTCGTCACGCTTTCGAGGGTAACACCATTACCCGAGAGTTCGCTGAGCAGCTTCTTATCCAGCACGTAGCCCAAGACGAAATCTCTTGTCGTCAGCTTATCAAGGTTCCTCTTAGCCAACCCCAATGGGACGCTGTTGTATCGCTCTGCTACAACATTGGGCCCGGAGCTTTCGCTCGTTCTACCCTTCTTCGTAAGTTGAACCAATCTGATTTCACGGGGGCTTATGCTGAGTTCCCCAAGTGGAAAAAGGCAGGGGGTAAGGTAGTTCAAGGGTTGGTGAACCGACGTAAGGAGGAAGCCGGTATGTTCCTTACCGGAACTACCTACACAAAGGATGAGAGGTTTGATGCCGAAGAATCGAAGCCGCACAAGTCTTCCGAGCCCACATCCAACGTGGTCCCCGATGCCGTACCCGACCCACAAACCGACCGTAAAACCGGAGCAGCTATCACCACCTCCGGTGTCGGACTCGCACAAGCGACACAGCTCGAAGTCGTAAAGGAGGGATTGAGCCCTATCGCTCATCTATCCGAATGGCTTACACTTTTGTTCGTTATTGTTAGCCTTGTTGGTATTTGGTTTATGGTCAAGAAGGCTGATTAGTAGAAGGCTGTAATTTCACAAGGAGGTGGTCCTGATCTGTTGGTCGCCCATCTTGAGCAAATGTTCGGTCAACTAAAGCACCTTACCGCTCGACCCTATCAACCCAACTAGAGGAGCCAGTTGAAATGGCTAAGAAGTCTAAAGCAGAGTCTACCCTTGATTTGAGTGGTGTTTACTACAACCCGGATAAATCGGGTTGGGGATTGTTCGTAAACAACTACGGTGAGGATACCCAGAGTATCTCCATCTTCACCTATGATAACAAGGGTAATCAAATTTGGCTTGTGGGTGTGAGCCCCCGTGGAACGGGTAATTTTACTCTCCTTCGGCCTACGGCCTCGGGTCCGTTTGATTTGATTCGTGGTTACGATACGGGACCGAACGCGGGGCGTATTGATTTGGATGTTGTTGAGCCGGGTAAGATTTCGTACAAGGCGTTCATCTCGAACTGGGTTATTAATCCGGGTCCGCAGTTCAGTCCTCCTCCACCGGATACGGCTGTGTTTGAGGGTGTGTTGGTTAAAATCTAAGAGCAACACGACCGCGAAAAGGGTAGCTCCCCTGTCCAGCCTCCACTGGACTAGCGGTCTTTTCTAGCAGGGAGGTGCTAAAGATGGAAGTGATTAGTCGTAATAAGGCTGTTGAGTTGGGACTAAGGTTCTACTTTACGGGCAATCCTTGTAAGTACGGGCATGTCTCGGAGAGGTATGTTACGTCATACTTCTGCAAGGAATGTATGGAGCAGAGGTATGAGGACAACAAGGAAGAGAAAAAATCCTATGTCCGTGCCCGGTACTGGGAAGATCCGCAGAAGGCGTTGGAAGACAAAAAGAAATACTACAACAAGAACAAAGAGACGCTGAACGCAAAAGGGCGAGAGTATTACCACAATAACAAGGAAAGATACTCAGCCCGTGCTAAGGAGTACCGGCAGGAGAACAAGGAGGTTATAAAGCAGAAGAAGCGACAGTACGCTTCAGAGAACCTCCCGCTGATTAATCACTGGTCCGCTCAACGACGGGCAGCTAAAAGGCAAGCTGTTCCTGCTTGGCTTACAGACAACGATAAGGAAAACATCAAGGCTGTTTACGCTATGGCGCTGAGACTCTCTAGCTGCCTAGGTGTTAAGCACCACGTAGACCACATCGTTCCTTTGAGAGGTGAGTCTGTTTGTGGGTTGCATGTTCCTTGGAATCTTGCTGCTATACCGGGGGCAATCAACCTGAGCAAGAAAAACAAACTACTAGAGGATGTTCAACTTATATGAACCGCGACTGGAGCGCCAAAGACATCATCGACTTGTACTCTGAGGGGTACACAGACATCGAAGTCTGCAAGGCGATGGGCATCACCCGTCGTCAATTTGAGAAGATGGTCTCTACCAACCCCCATTTTCGAGAGATCGTTGAGAGGGGGCGAGATTATGCAGAGGCTTGGAACCTTGAACAGAGCCGTCTTAACTTGAACAACAGAGACTTCTCGGTCCCACTGTTCAATGCGCGCATGCAGAACCTGTTCAATTGGAGTCAGAAGACCGACCAGAACACCAAGTCTCTCAACATCAACGAGAGCGTCACTCGCGAGGAGCTTATCGAGCGCCTTCGTTCACACATCCCCGAGCTTCTCGGTCGGGCTACCCCGGCCTTGATTGAAGCGCAGAAGGAGGTGAGCGATGAAGAAACTTGATCTGGATCAGAAGGTATTCTCTATCGGGGACTTCGATCTAGAAAAGCCCATTTCGTTTGAGGTGGATAGCTCTACCGACGAGCTTATTGAGATTCTACAGGCCCTTGAAGAAAAGCAAGTGGCCGACAAAGCAATTGGATTTCGCCGTTGGTTTGACCCCAACGGTGAGTTCCCGATCAGCAGGCTACCCAAGCACGCTTCATTCTTTGCAGCAGGAGCGCATTACCGAGAGAGGTATTTCTCGGCCAGTAATCGAACTGGAAAATCCCTAAGCGGTGCTTACGAGACTGTTCTTCACGCTACGGGGCTCTACCCTGACTGGTGGACAGGGAAAAGGTTCAGCACCCCTATTAACGCATGGGCAGTAGGCTCTACCCATGAAACTACGCGGAACATTATTCAGCGCGAAATCATGGGGGAGATTGGTCAGTTCGGGACTGGGATGATTCCTGCTGACCTTATCATCGAACACAAAGCCGGTAACAAGATTGCCGGTGGATTGGACTACGTAAAGATCAGGCATGTGTCCGGGGGTGTCTCCGAGATCATGTTTAAGTCGTACCAGCAGGGCCGGGTGGGTTTTGAAGGCACAAATCAGCACGTAGTTTGGCTAGATGAGATGCCGCCTATTGACATCTACTCCGAGTGCCTCATCCGTACTGCCATGACCAAGGGTATTTTGCTGGTTACAGCCACGCCTGTGGCCGGTCTTACCCCGTTTGTCCGAGCTTTCTTCAACCGTGGCGACTTTCTTCCGCTTGGGTGTGACCTCCCCGGTATCGTGAAGATGACCCGCGAAGAAGAAGAGGGTTCCGTTCAAGAAAAGATGGCCCGTGGTGAGATGGATATCCTTGACCTCAAGCGAATCCGCGAGGAAAAGGGTAAACCAACCACCAAAGCGGTCCTCGTTTGCGGCTGGGACGACGCTCCTTGGCTAGACGAGAACACCAAAGCCGAGCTAGCAGACGGCATGCAACCCCACGAACGCCAAGCACGTATGACCGGCTTGCCATCTATGGGCTCTGGTTCAGTCTTCTCCGTACCTGTTGAAGAAATCATCGTCCAAGACTTTGATATTCCAAAACACTGGAAGAAGATTGCTGGATTCGATGTCGGTTGGAACAATACGGCAGCTATGTGGCTTGCAATCAACCCTGACACGGGTGAGATGTACTTCTATTCCGAATATAAGCAAGGGAAGCAAGAGCCTGCACTGCACGCACAAGCTTTGAAGATGCGGGGTGACTGGATTCCTGTAGCTATTGACCCGGCTTCTCGTGGAAGTTCCCAAGCAGACGGTAAGCAATTGTTCAACTCCTACCGGCAGTTGGGGGTGAAGGTCTTTCCTGCCGACAACTCCCGAGAGTTTGCTTTGTTCGAGATGCAACAGGCGTTCGCTACCGGTCAGCTCAAGGTGTTCAAATCGCTCAAGCAGTTCATCGCGGAATATGTTACCTATCGCCGAGCTGAAAATGGCAAGGTAATCAAAGAGAACGACCATTGTATCGACTCCGGTAGGTACGCTTTTATTGAACGTAACAAGGCCAAACAACCCCCAATTTCCCGCCAAGGAGGGCAATTCACGAATGCAACAGGTAAGCGGTATGACATCTGACCCGGCTCTGCCGGTGGATGCAGTCATCGTTGCCGAGATCGAACTTAGCCCCGAAGAGATGATGCGGATTCAAGAGGAAGCAGAAGCCATTGACAACCAACGCCGTCAACTCCTTGACGGCTTGGCTCACTCCATCGAAGATAAATGGAAACGAGCTTCGTCTGACCGCAACATGAAAGAGGAAGAGTGGCGACGAGCCATGCGCCTCCTTCTCGGGAACAAGAGTTCGAGTCGAGGCAGTACCCTTAACACACAAACTACCACTGAATCCAGCCGAGCACGACCGGATCACAACCTAGTGTCAGAAAAGTGCAAGATTGCTGAGGCTCAAATCTGGAGCCAGCAGTTCTCCGGTGGTGATAAGAACTGGGACATCAAACCTAGTCCCCGACCTGACGTAGACCCAGCACTCGCGGCTCAAGCATCCAGAGCCCTTGAACAAGAAATCTACGATCAGCTCTCAGCTACCAAGTACGGACCCAAGGCTCGCCAAGCGATCTCGGACATGGTTCGTCTTGGCACGGGTATCCTCAAAGGTCCAGTCCCCAGCCTCAAGCCCAAGCGTGTGTATCAGTCCACGCAAGCGCCTGACGGTACTCTCGTAGCGATTCCCACCTACGAGACGATCCCCGCCCCCGAAGTCTACCGTGTTGATCCGTGGATGTTCTACCCGGATACCACGGTCAATGACATTTGTGATGCGGAGTGGGCTCTCGAAATCCACCCGATGTCCAAGACCCAGTTTGGTAAGTTGGCTACGTCCGAAGGCTTCTTCGATGACGTTATCCGCGAGCTTCTCCTTAATGGACCGGATGAGTACAACGGGGAGTTCTTCTCGGATGTTCGTGCTCAGACTGATTCGGGGGACAACTATCTCAAGCACAAGTACGTCGTCATCGAGTACAACGGACCCGTGTCCGTGGAGCAAGCCAACGCACTTGGCCTACAACCCACCTACGACAGCCTTGGCAACTCTTACATGGGCGAGGTGTGGGTGTGTAACGGTCGGGTTATCCGAGCCTCTCTGGAGGCCATTGAGGGGGCTTACGAGCTGCCTTACATGGCGTGTGTGTGGGAGAAAGACCCGAACAGTCCGTTCGGATTCGGTCTCCCCATCGAGATGGAAGATAGCCAGCGTATCCACACATCTACTCTGCACATGATTCTTGACAATGCAAGTATCTCGTCGGGTCCGATGGTCGTATTCAATAAGGAATACGTGGAGCCGGTAGATGGTAAGTGGGAGCTAGCCCCCCACAAGCTGTGGAATGTCACTGACTCCACCCTTGTGAATGTGGATAAAGCGTGGCAGCAGTTCCTTCCCGCTAACGTCACCCCTTCCCTAATGCCTCTTCTTCAGCTTGCTCAGCAATGGGCACAAGAGGAATCAGGCATCAACCTGATTGCAGGTGGGATGGGTGGTGCTCAAGTGGGCGGTGACTCGGCCACGGGTATGGCGATTCTCCAGCAAGCAGCTACGATTGTCACTGACATGAAGGCTGAGAGTTGGGATGACTACATCACCCAGAAGCTAATTGATCGGTTGTACCATTGGAACATCCAGTACAACCTGCGGCCTGAGTACGCCGACTTCGACTTTGAGGTGGACGTTCGGAGTTCTACCGAACTGCGCAACAAGCAAATCCAAATTGCCAACCTTGAGAAGTTGTCGGTTGAAGCAGCCCAGAACCCGGAGTTGGCTGACCACGTTGACCAGAGCAGCATGACCCGTGCCCGCCTTACGATGATGCGCCTACCTGAGATGGGGATTATTCGTACCCCGGAGCAAGTGGAACAGATTCGACAAGAACGTGCCCAGCAGCCTCAGCCCCCTGATCCGAACCAAGTTAAGCTGGAAATTGAGCGTAGTCGTGTTGAAATGGAACGAGAGCGTCTGGCATTCGAGCGAGAGAAGTTCCAGTTTGAAAGCACCAAGCAACTCCAGCAGCTTCGCTTGGAGGAAATGGTTAACCTTGAGCAGATTGAAGCTCGTAAGTTTGATGCCCAGAGCCGTGTGCTTCAGGTCCAGACTGAGCGTGAGATCGCTATGCTTCAGCTTGCTACCCGCAGTGAAGCGGACCGAGCCAAGGTCATCGCCCAGCTTGAGAAGCAGAACATGGTTGATGAAACCAATCGGTTCCTTGCTGGTATTTCGGCTGCTGAAGGCGCGTCGGAACGAGCCCTCATGCGAGAGGAAATGCAACTCAAAGCTAAGACAGGATCGGGTATCTAAATGAGTAAAGAGATCGAAGGTCATTATGTTGACCCTGATAGCGGCACCTTCCGGTGGATTAAGAAGCTACTGGAAGAACACGAGAAGCAAGTTACTGGCGCCATCTTTCGAGCTGGCGATCAGTCCGAGACCGACAAGTTGAGAGGTCGGTACGAGGAAATCAATCGTCTCAAGAAGGCTCTTGAGACAGCGTTTC